CGATCTCGGAGGTGGCGTGCTGGCCGACCACGGCCTCGGCGATCATGCGGTCCAGGGCCGCCAGCATGGCGTGGAAGTCCCCGCCGCCCGCGCTGCCCGATCCGCCGGATTTGGCGGCTCCCAGCATCTGCACGGCCTGTCCCTCGGGGATCGCGATACCGCTGGCACTGGCGGCATGCGCCATGACCGCCAGCAGCGCATCGATCTCCTCTTGCGGCGCGTCCTTCCTGTGCGTGCCCACAAGTGTCGGAGCGCCGAACTTTTCCAACGCGACAGACCACATGCGCAGAACCTGCCGCTTGAGCCAGACCGGCCAAATACACCAATGCGCGGCCCCCAGCCCAAAGGGCTGACCGCCATGGCGGGGCGGGGTGCGGTGCAGGATGTATTTCGCGGGCGGCAGCGGAATGCCGCCGGGATGGCTCTGCGTGACCAGCAATGGCTCCAGCGTGGTCCAGTCATAGCGGATGAGGCGCGGATCGCGGCTGCGGATGTCGAGAAGCCGCACGCGCCGCCCCTCGATCGCCCAGAGGCATTCGGAGAGGGCATAGCCGTACCAGATCGCATGCAGGAGCGCTCGGCTCACCCGGTTCATGTCCAGGGCCCCGACCTGCCCGCGCAGATCGTCGGCCGCGGCCTTGTCCAGCGCGGTCTCTCCGCCCGGCTCGACGGTGAGGGGTTTGGCGAGCAGCCCGTCGACGCGTTGGCCCAACACCGCGCTGGCCTTGCTGTCGGTGAGCGCGATCTCGGCCGCATCGAGCCCGGCGAGATCTCCGGGCGCACCCGCAAACCCACCGGCGGTCCCGGCAAGGCCCGAGCCCAGCCCTTCAAGCCAGCCCGCGGTCTGGCCCCAGATGCCCATGCCCCCCATCCGGGCGGTCTGTGAAGGTGCGGCCTGTTCTTCGGTATCGGGGCGTCTGGGTAGATCGCTCTTGCGTGGATCCATGACTTACCTCCAGCCGACAGGACCCGCCAGCGGCGAGCGGACGATGTTGAGATCGGGATCGACGCGGTAGCCCGCCGCCGCTCCCGGACCGCCGCCCAGCCGGGCCGAGGTCAGTTGCGGCCCCACGTGCATCGTGAACGGGCCCGCCACGGAGGCCGCGCCATAGGCGGCGAGCGCCATGGCCCAGAACCGGTCCGCATGGCCGTCGCTGTCCTTGCGATCAGCGATGAGCCTGGGCGCGCCGGTGGCGGTGGGTTCGGCGCGGACCGAATACAGGTCGGCGCGGAGTGTGTCGTCCTTAGGTATGCGGATGCGGCGGTCCTCGAACGCCTCCCTGAGCGCGGTTGCCACGTCGAGCTTCCTGGCGGCGGACAGGAGTACGCCTTCGACCGTCATCTGCCCGTGATCTTCTTGGTATTGCTCGACCACCGCCTCGCCCATTCCGGTTTGATCGACCAGAATTCGCAAGGGCCGGTGCGCGCGCGCGAGGCGGGCGACCTCGGCGCGTTGCTCGGAAAAGGGCGCGTCCCGCAAGGTGATAAGCGCGCGCAGCCAGAGCGTGCCGCCATCGTCTTCCAGAACGGCGGCGACCCATAGATCCCGCCGCCGCGCCACATCGACGCCGATATAAACCGGGCCGGAGCCGCGCAGATCGGGGCGGGCCGCCGCGCCGTTTTCAGCCGCGCGGATCAGATCCCAGGGCAGCCAAGCGCCCCCACCGGCGGCGGGCACGCAATCGAGTTCCTCGGGGGCGTGGCGCCCGTTCTGCGCGCGGATCGCCGCCTCCCATTCCGCCTCGGCCTCCGCCGTGACGGGTTGTCCGGTAAGGGCGGCGATGCGCCGATACAACCCCTGATCGAGGGCCTCGCGCAGGGGCACCCTGTGCAGGCTGCCCGGCTGGCGGCCCTCGCGAATGTCGCGGCAGAGCGTGTTGAAAGGGTTGCCCTCGCCGTTGTGGGTGCTGATGACGCGCACCCGGCCTCCCCAGGTGTTGAAGGCCAGCGCGGCTTTCAGAACCTCGTCCAGATCGTCGACAAAGGCGGCCTCGTCGATCACCGCGACATCGCCCGGACGCCCCTTGCTCCGAAACCCGCGCGGGCTCGATGTCATGGCCAGGATTTGACGTCCCGAGGCAAGCTGGATTCGGAAGGCTTGGATATCGCGGCCCTCATCCGCGATCAGCACCTCGCCCGCCGCGCCGGCGGCAATGCCGAGGGCTTCGGCCCAACCCGCGCAGTCGTCGATAAAGCCCCGCGTCATGTCCTGGGCGTAGGACTGATAATAGATATCGCCCCGGCCTTGGCTCGCATGCATCACCGCGCGATAGGCCTCGGCCCAACTGATGCCGATCCGGCGCGACTTCTCGATCGCGGCCAGCGGACTGTCGTCTTCGACCCAAGCGGCTTGATAAGGCAGCAGCGTTCTCACGCGGCGTCCCCCTGCACCGCGCGCTTGATCGCGGCGGCCACCTCCGGGCTGAGCGGCACCCCAGCGGTTCGGGTGGCGCCGATGGCGCGGTCGGCCGCGGCCTGGCGCTCCTCGGCAATCAGCCGCTGCCGCTCCTTCTCGGTCAGCCCCTCTCGGATGCCGGATGAACTCATGAGGTCCTTGAGCATCCGACCCAGCAGATGCAGATCGCGCGGGGCCATCGCCCCGTCATCGACCTCGTCTTCCGGTGACATGGCCGCCTTCATGGAGCGGAAGGCATGAGTGGAGAGCATGGCGCTCAGAACCTGGTGCCGGTGGGCCTCGTCCTCGACGCCGCGCCGCTCAAGGAAACCTTCAGCCCAGGCGTCAGCCTCGCGTTGCAGGTCAGCGAATTTTTTTTGCGCCAGGGCGTGGCGATAGACCGCCCCGCGACTGATCTCGATCTCGATACCTTCCCGCTCCAGGCGCTCACGGAGTGCCTCTGTGATCGCATCGTAATCGGAATAACCACGCGCCTGCAGTTCTTCGCGGAGCCAGTCCTGTACCTCGTCCGGCAGATGTGATATTTTGCGGGGCTGCGGCATTACCGCCCCTTTGGCGCGGGCCGCTTTACGCCTGGGTGCCGGGCACGGCCCTCGGCCAGATCCACGCCACGCGCGGTGGCCGAAACCAGCACGAAGCCCTCATGATCCTCCAGAGTCACAAGCTCTTGCTCGGCCAGCCAGGCCAGCGTGCCGACCAGCCGATCCCGCGAGGTGGCGATCCCCAGCCCGTTGCACACGTCGAGCAGGATCTCGGAATTGGAGGCATAGTCGAGGCAGTTTGAAAGATGGGTGAGGATGCAGAGGCGCCGATGCGCGTCCAGCGTGGCGGCATAGCTCATTTGCGGGCCTCATGCAGCAGATGGTCCTCGATCCGGGTGATCTGGGCGGAGAGCGTACCCACCGCCTTGGCGTCGCGCTCCATCGCCGTACGCAATTCCAGTACGGCGGCCGATTGTCTCTCCATCGCGAGTTGCAGCGCGTGAATGTCTTTGCTGCTCGCCAAACCACTCACGGCGGATTCAAGATGCGCCAGCCGTTCCGCATGCCGGTCCAGACGCCGCGACACCTCTGACGTCCCTGCCTCCGTGCGGGGGGACGCGTTCGCGCGGCCCAGAAACCCCAAGCGCTGCAGCGCCACAACAGCCCCACCCAGCAGCCCCAGAATGCCCAGGAGGGCGGCGAATGTCTGCCAGTCGTCAGGGGTGGGCGTCATCGGCGGGCCTCATGGATATGCGCGAGGGATGGTGTCGCGATCACATTAGCCGCGTCGCGCCGCGCCGGTCAGCGGACCATGGTCCGCCGACGCGACTTCCGAACCGTTGCAGACCGGGCAGGGCAGACCACGCAGGACTTCGGTATAGGTCATGTCGAGTAGCCAACCGGCATCGTGGCCGCAGCGCGCGCAGGTGAAATAGCCGTTCGTTGTCTCCCCCCATTCGGACATCCAGACGGGAATGGTTCCCGGAGCTTGCCCCAAATCCCGAGCATGCATGATGACCCGGCGGGGCCTGGGTGCCGGCGCGAGGCCCGGAAGCCATGGCTGGCGGCGCGGTGACTTCATAGCGAGCATTCGCCTCTGGCCTCGCGCAGATAGCGTCGCGCGGTGCGTTGCGAGATGCGGAGACGGTCCGCGATCTCCGACGCAGCAAGGCCCTCCATTCCGAGCCAGGCCACCACCGCGCGGCGTGCCAGCGGCACCTCCAGAACATGGCCGCCGCAGCCCTCGATGAGAGCCCGTGCCGCAACCGGGCCCACCAGTTGCTCCATGGCGCGGCCCTCCGCGTCGGTCAGCAAGCGCGGCACCCGCCAGGCACGCCCGCCATGGGCCAGCGCGATCGCGAGCGCCGCGTCGCGGCCCGCATGATCGGCGATCTCGTCCAGAACCGCGGGAAGCGGCGGTGGGGCGGGGGCCATCCTCATGACACATCCGCCGTTTCCAGACCCGTCTCCGCGCGCGCCACCATCGCCTTGAGCGCGGTGACCACGTCGTCGATGCGGCCCTTTTCCGTAAGCATGTCCACATCCATGGGCACGCAGGCCCAGTGATCCCCGAAGCGGGACCGGATGAAGGCGTTTAGACCGGCGCGGTCGGGCCGCGTCAGAACCCCTCTACGCCCCAACTCGCCCCACAGCGCGTGAATCAGCCGGACGTCGCCGCGTTTGGCTTTGGGGTAGTACTTACCCGCCGCGCCGCTTTGACCGCCCCCGTGGCGCCCCGTGCGCCCTTGCTGGCGGTTCAGATGCGCCAGGAGCCGGGCAAGATCGCCCGCGTCCATGTCCCGCATGGACCCCTTGCCGGTGACGCTGATCTGAACGTCGTGGCGGGCGTCGTCGTCCAGGCCCAGCTTGCGGCACGCGGCGTGAACGCCGCGGATCAGGCGGGCGCGGTCCTCCTGGGCGGATGGGCGGCGCGGGGGCACGTCTCAGCCCGCCTTTGCCAGATCGATGGTGATCGGCTGCCAGGCCCCGTCCGGGGCCTCGCGCCGGTAGCAGCGGATATAGGTTTTCGAGCCCACCACCCGCATGGCGTCGCGGATCGCCGCCATTGCCTGGCGCCACCGATCGTCCTCGATATCCAGCCGCAGCAGGCTGTAGATGCCTGCCCGGCTGATCTCTCCTTCCTTGTCCACGGCGAAGGCGTGGCTGACGATCGCCCGGATCTCCGCGCGGCTGTCCGCCGCCCACTCGCCGAGGCACGCCTCGACCAGATCGCGCGCCACCTGAAGCTCCGGGCCGAAGTCGATGCGTTCGGAGATCTGCACCTGGACCTTCAGGCACCCGTCATAGCTGAGATAGGTCCGGTTGCCCTTCACCGAGCGCCTGGCATGGCCGCCATACTCGGCCTCCAGCAGCGCATCGAAGCCGCCGATGTCGTCGAAACAGTGCCCGCGAAACCGGGCGATCTGGTCGGAGAGTTCCTCGGCGTGACCGATTATCTTGCGCACCAACTCGTCCTGCAGCTGATCCTGCGGGCGCACCAAGTTCTCGGGCGTGAGACGCCCCTGAGCGTCGCGCATATAGATTTCGCCCTCGATGACGATGCGCGCGCCATCGGGCGCGATGCGCGCCCCGGAAGCGTCGCGCGGCGCGGGGTTGAGCTTGGGCTGGGGTTCAGGCTGTGGCTGGGCCATTGTCTTTGCTCCTGTGGGTTGCGGGATGGGGGATGGGGGATCGGGATGGGGTCGCGCACGGTCATGACGTCTCTCCGGCCGCCGCCGCGGCCGCGCGCCTTCCCTCGGCTGTCAGCCGCCAGATCCGCCGAACGCGGCCCTTGTCCGGGATTCTGATGTATTCGGTCAGGCGTTTGACCATCAGGGCCTCCAGCACGCTCGCGGCCTTCTGTGTGCCGCAGCCCGCCAGGCGGGCGACCTCGGCGGCATCCGGGGCGTCGTCCAGATCGCGCAGCGCCTTCATGACCTTCCGCCGCAGGACGCCCTCGGCGTTTGTCGTCGCGCCGCTCATGACGTCTCTCCGGCCGCCGCCTCGATATCCAAGTCGGCGATGGTCTCGCGCCCCGCGCCCCGCGCCATCATCCAGGCGCGCGCCAGCAGTCGGCGGAGGTTGTGCAGGCCGCCGGGTCCGGCGGCGGCGGCCACGAGATGTTTCAGTTCTCGCGCGACCGGCTCTCGCGCGAGCGCGCCGGCGGCGATGGCGCGCACGTCCTCGCGCGCGATCGTCTTGAGGCCGACCGTCATGCCGATCCGGCCCTCGACCTGAGGGCACCGCGCCAGCGTCATCCGGATCGTGTCGTCGCCGATCAGAACGAGACCGCAGCGCGCCATGTCGCGGATGCAGCGCAGTTCATCGAGGAGCACGGCGCGGAGGTGATGCGCCTCGTCAACCACGATGAGCGCCCCCCGGCCCTCAAGCGCGGCTATGATGGACGCCTCGGCATCCATGGCCGAAACATGCCGTGCACCCCCGGCCACCGCCGCGCCCAGGCGAGTAAGGAGCCGGTGCATCGTCGTCATGGTAGGGGATGCGCGCAGCCAATATGCGGAGGCCCTCGCCTCGACGTGCCGCTGGGCCGCCCAGGTCTTGCCGCGACCGGAAGGACCGTGAACCAGCGCGATGTCCCCGGCGGCCTGCGCATAGGCCGCCGCCGTCGCCACCTGGCGCGACGCCGCCGTCTCCGCGTGCGCATCCAGCCGAGCGCCGCCAAAGGCATGAGCGGCGCGCTCGGCCCGGGTCTCCAGCCAGCGCGCGATCCGGGCCTCGACGGCCACCACATCGCCGGTGTAGCTGCCACTCAGCCAGAGCGAGAGCGTGCCGGAACTGACCCCCTCGCCGATCTCGGCCGCCGCGCGGGCGCGGCTGAGGCCGAACGCTTCCATCTCCGCCGTAACCCGGACGCGCAGCGTGTCCGGGCCGGGGCCGCCCGCCCCGGGGGCGAGCGGCGTGATTTTGCTCGCCCGTGTCATTGGCTGTGTCATGACGATCCTCCTCCGTTCCAGTCATGTTCCCCGTCGAGCAGCACCTGCGCCGCCACGTCCGCGACGGTGCGCCTTTTGGACCTGGCCCGCGTCGGTTCGGATGCGGTGCCCTCGTCCGCCCGCTCCGCCGCATCGGCGGCGCGGCGGGCCTCGGCCAACGCGGGTGTTTCGTGGGGGTCGGTCGGACGCGGCAGCGCGATCACATTGTCCGCCGCGCGCTCGGCTGCTTTCAGCACATCGTCCATCGCTTTTTTCGGCTTGTGCGACCGGGCCAGGTCCCGCGCCTTTTCACGAGCCTCCCGGCCCGCGTCGCGGGCGTCGGCCTTGGCCTCCGACGCGATGCGGGTCAGGTCCGCGCCGGTCCGCTCGGGATCTTCGGCCATGAAAAGAAACGTGCCATCGAGCGCGAAGACGAAGAGCCGGGCCGGATCGGCGGGATCGAGGCGCACCTCGACGCGCTCGCCGATCCGGCGGCCCATCTCCGCCGCGATGTAGCGGCGCCCACCCACGATAATGCCCTGTTTGCGAATGGTCCGGCGCGGTCCGTCGCCGGAAGCGCTCACGGGCTCCGCCAGCAGCGGATCGAGCGCCCGGGGATCCTCGATCCGCCGCAACGGCGCGGTCCAGCCCTGCCAGCGCGCAAAGGGGCTCTCGCCGGTGCCGCTGTGCACGTCGTGGCCATAGATCGCCTCGCACCATGTGTCGCATCTGGCCTGTAGCTCCGCACCGGTGAGTTGGACGTCGAAGGTCTCGCGGTCGTCGTCGCCCCGGCGGGCGGCAAAGGATTTCTTCGCCTCGATTCGTTTCCTGTCGGCGACGTTGTGGCCGGTAAACCCCGGTAGTTTGGCAAAGAGGCCGCGGGTGAGTGTGCCGAAGAAGCGCTCGATATAGGGCTTGGCCTCCGGAGCATACGGGGGGCAGACGTCATGGGAGATGCCCAGGTCCTTTAGGACCCGCCTGAGATGTTTCGAGGTGTAATCGGCACCCTCATCGGTGCGGACGGTCTCGGGAACACCCCAGTCGATCAGGCAGCGGCGCAGGAGCGCGCAAATAGCGGTGGCCCGGCTGGTGGGCACCACCAGGACCTTTGCCCGCCGCGTCCACACGTCGATGACGGCCACGATCGTGTACCGCCCATCCGTGCACATCACATCGGCACGCGTACTGTCGAACTCCCAGCGATCGTTGGGGGAAGCCACCCCCGCCGCCCCGTCGCCCAGGGCGGGCTGGCACCGCGATCGCCATGCGTCGGGGTTGTCGACCGCCAAAACCTCCCAGGCGTTCTTCGGATCGGCGCGCCAGGCCTTCAGCCAGCGCTGGACCGCCCGCAAGGAGGGGGCCTTGCCATAGCGCGCCGCCAGCACCCGCACTGCATGGGAGGCGGTCAGGTGGGGCCCGTGCTCATAGATCATCGCTTCCACGCAATCGCGCATCTGGCCGCCGGTCAGCGGCCCGCAGCGCCCGCGCCCGGGCCGGTCGGTCAGCGCCGCCGGACGCGCCTCGGGGGCCAGCCCCCGGCAGGCGAGCCGCCAGCGTCGTACCGTGCGGGGCGTCACCCCGGCCTGCCCGGCGGCTTTTGTGTCGGCCTCGGCGCGAGCCAGCCCCGTCGCCGCAAGCCGCTCCGCCAGCGCCACCGCGTCCAGCCGCAGCCGCGCTTGGGCCAGTGAGGCCGCGGTTGAGGGGGCAGAGGAAGGGCTTGCGGGAACGGGGCTGGCAGGGGCCTTTAACGGGCCTTTAACGGGCGTTTTAGCGGGCGTGCGGGGGCATTGCAGGCCATCGAGACCGGCAAGAAATGTGGACATGCGGTTGGGTTTGTGGGGCTGCCTGTTGCTCATGGCGCCCCTCCGGCCTGCTCCAGGGGCGCACCGGGCGGGTGTCCACCGTTAGGCGCCGCGTAACCGTTTTCGCGCCTCTCCGGACCGGCATTCGCCGCCGGGTCCGCCGCCCCTTCGTTAGGCCCGGCGTAACCGTTCGCGGCCCCGTCCCCGCCGACCAGCGCACGCTCGATCCGTTGCCCCATTTCCCGCATGGCCGGAAGAAGAGGTTCGACGATATCCGCGATCTTCCCGTCAACGCCGCGCGCGGCGTTGCCGTGCAGCGCGTTCTTCGCGGCGATGAAAGCGGGATCTTCCGCGCGATCCGCGATCCGCTTCATCAGGCGCACGATCTCGTCGGCGTCCGCCTTGTTGGCGCGCAGGGTGTCGGCGACTTTGGTCGCGGCCTCGTCTGCGCCGGGCGCGCCCATCTCCTGCTTTAGGCGCTCGTTCTCTTGTTTCAGCTTGTCGGCCCGGCGCTTTAGCGCGGCCTGAGGGGACGCCTCGCGCACGGCCAGGCGGATATCCTCGCGCGACCAGTTCTGTAATTGCGCCTGCGCCAGCAGCCGGTCGCCATCCTCGACCTCAAGGGCGGCGACAGCCTGATGATGCCCAAAGCTCAATCCCGCCCGCCGCCGCTCGGGCGCGATGCGCCGCGCCACATGGGCGCAGAGCTTCACATAATCGTAGCTGACGCCGATCTCGCCCTCCTCGACCGCCCGGCGCAGATCGCCGTAGCCGCGGTCGTGGGCGTTGGACCAGTCGCCCAAGCTCCAGGCCGCCGCGCTGCGCCGCTCGTCCGCCTCGCGGCACCGGTGGCCGATCTCGCGGCCCTCTTCGATCCACATATCCCTGTCGCGTTCGACGCGGCTCCGGGTGTCGGGCTCAATCATCCTGCGTCCCTTTTTCTCGATTGTCTGGGATGGGTTCGGTGCGCGCGGGCCGCGTCAGCCGGTAGAGAAAGATCCGGCTGCCGGTCGCCGGATCGACCGCCTGGCGGCATTCGATCTCGGCGCCGTTGGCGCGTAGCTCGGCGATGGCGGCGTTGACCGCGCAGATATTGGCGCCCGAGACGATGTCCCGGGTCGAGTGCTCCAGCGCGTCGCTGAGAAACGCATGCAGGCGTTGCAGGCGCGGGGAGCGGGAGAGGCGGGCGAAGTGCATCAGGCCGCCCTCTCTTTCCCGATGCGCGGATCGGCCAGGGCGCCGAGCACCATGGCCACCGTCACCGCCGTCACGCCGCAGGTTTCGATCCGCTCGAGCGCCCGCGCGATGCCGTGGCTGACGGTGGTACGATCGCGCCCGCCCAAGAACGCGCCGATGCGCTCGTAGCTGGCATCGGTCAGGGCCGCGCAGAGCGCCATGGCGATGTGCCGGGCCAGGGCGAGATCGGCGTCCCGGCGGGGCCCGCGCAGCTCGTCGAAGTGGAAAGCGGTCGTCCACCCGGTGAGCAAAACGGTGCGCGATATGGCTCGGTCGTCGCCGCCGGTCAGGACCGGCAGCGGGGCGATCTCGCCCAGGGCGGCGCGTAAGGTCTCGCGCGAGG